TTTTTCTTAATTAATTTATACTAAATTACCTTATTTAAAGGAAAAATAATGGCATATGATTCAGCGTTTTCTCCTTTTGGGGCAACTTATTTAGTCGGAACTTCGGCTGTTCAAGCTAAAACCAATAACAATATTTACCCTACTGCTTATCGGATAATGAACTTAACATCGTCTATTGTTCGTGTAGGTTGGGCTCCTCAAGAGCCTAATGATGCAACTGTAACGCCTGTTGCTACGACTCCTACTGCGGCTGGTATTGCTAATGTATTGTCTATTCCTGCATTGGGTGTTGCTGTATTTAGCGGTATTCCACCTAATGCTTGGTTCATAGCTAGTGCGGCAACAAGCCTTGAAATTACTCCAGGTGAAGGTAAACTTTAATGGATACCAATCAAGTAGCTTCAACCGTAACAACTAATATTGTTCCAGTTCAAGCAGTATTTAATACTGCTGGTGTTTGTTTGGGTTTAATTGGTCCTGCTGGCGTTTATTTTAGCCCTCCATTAACAAATGACACCATTACTGGCGCTACTATTGACAGTTCAATTATTGGTGGAACAACGCCTGCGGCTGTAAGCGCAACTACTTTATCCGCAAGCGGTAATTTTTCTGTGGCTGGAAAGTTGCATATTTCAGCAACAGCACCAACTATTGCTTCAGGATTTGGTACTGCCCCAACAATTACTGCATTTAATACATCAGCATTTAAAATTGTTGTTGGTACGGGTGGTGCGGCAAATGGAGTTATTACTCTGCCTGCGGCTCCTAATGGATGGGTTGCTTATGCTCAAGATGTTACTAGCGGAACAAGTTTGTTTTTACAGCAAACAGCAAGTAGCACAACTTCAGTTACATTAACTAGCTTTAGTATTACTTTGGGTGTTGCGGCCAATATGACGGCTGGCGATGTTATCTTAGTAATGGCATTTCCTTATTAAGGGTTTTTATGGCTAGTCCTGCTAATTCTACTGTTCAGAATCTATTGCCTGTTCAGGCCTATTTCAATGTAGACGGAAGTTTTAATACATTTATAGGTCAAGGCGTACCGTTTTATGCGACTGCTAATCCTGTTCAATCAGGGTTAACCATTACTAATAGCACCATTAATAGCACTACGATTGGGGCTTTAGTTCCATCAACAGGTGTATTTAGTAGCGGTCAAGTAAATGCAACTCCTGTAGGTTCTACAGATATTGCAAATAAACAATATGTCGATTCAGTAGCGGCAGGACTTAGTTGGAAAGCACCAGTAGCAGTCGCAACATTAGTTAATATTACGCTGTCAGGTTTACAAACTATTGATACCTATACAACGCTTTCAGGCGATAGAGTTTTGGTTAAAAACCAATCTACTGCCGCAAATAACGGTATTTATATAGCTTCTTCAACAGCTTGGACTCGTTCTACAGATGCAGATACTTGGAATGAATTTCTTGGCGCTATTACTTTTGTTGAGTATGGTACACAAGCAAATTCAGCTTGGTATTGCTCTGCACAACCAGGCGGTACTTTAGGTGTTACAGCATTAAATTGGGCAAGTTTTAGCGTATCAGCTACTTATACAGCAGGCACAGGGTTAACCCTAACTGGCTATCAATTTAACATTACAAATACAGGCGTTACAGCAAATACTTATGGTTCAGCAAGCGCTGTTCCTGTAATTGCAGTAAACGCTCAAGGTCAGATTACCTCAGCTACAACTACGACTATTGCTATTACCAATACTCAGGTTTCAGGTCTTGGCACAATGTCAACCCAAAATGCCAATGCTGTAGCTATTACAGGCGGCACAATTGAAGGAACGACTGTAGGGGCTACTACGGCTACAACAGTTCGTGGCACTACCATTACTGCAACTACGCAATTTACAGGCGCAGGAACGGGTTTAACAGGCACAGCAACGAGTTTAAGTATTGGTGGTACTGCCGCTTTAGCAACAAGTATTGCTGGTGGTGCGGCAGGGTCAATTCATTATCAATCTGCAATTAATGTAACGGCTTTATTACCTATTGGCACAACAGGCCAAGTTTTAACAGTAGCCGCAGGACTACCATCTTGGGCAACTCCAACAACAGGAACGGTTACTTCTGTTAGCGGTACAGGTACAGTAAATGGAATCACTTTAACTGGTACTGTTACTTCTAGCGGAAGTATTACTTTGGGTGGCACATTAGGTAGCATTGCTAATAGCCAACTAACCAACAGTTCTATTACTTTTGGTGCAACTGCCGCCGCTTTGGGTACAACAGTAAGTGGCTTTAATGCCGTAACGATTGGTGCTACAACTGCATCGACAGGCGCATTTACTTATTTATCTACAAGTTCAACAACAAGCACTACGCCTACATTAAGTTTTAATGCGGCAACTTCACCATTAGCTATGGGCGGCACTGTTTCAGGTTCTTATTTGCAAGCAATTATGCAAAATAAGAGCGCAACTGCTGGAGCTTCTACCAATTATGTATTAAGCAACGATTCAGGTACAGATTCAAGCTATTACGGTGAATTTGGCATGAATTCATCAGTATTTAGCTCATCTACGCCTGCTGATTTTTTCTCAATTAATAACGGTGTTTACTTTTCAGGGCATGACGGTGATATAACGGTAGGTTCAGGCAATGGCTATAAAACTTATTTTGCTTGGGGAAGCACAGGCCAATCAGCCCATGTAATCAATACTACAGGCGCTATTGGTTTAAATACTAATTTAGGTACAATTCCAGCTTTAAGTGGAACAACCAATTTTGGTACATCAGGTCAAGTTTTAACTTCGGCTGGTTCTGCGGCAACTCCTACTTGGACTACGCCTTTTGCTGGTTTAGCCATTACTGATGACACAAGCACTAACGCAAGTCGTTATTTAACGATTACAAGCGCTACAAGCGGCACAATTACTGCGGCTAATACTAGCTCTACCAAACTTAGTTATAACCCGTCTACAGGGCTTTTGAGTTTTATTTCGGCTACTATGGCTGGCACTACAAGTGGCTATGGATTTAAAACACCTAATATTGCTGAACCATCGACTGTTTCGGCAACTGCGGCAACAGGCACAATTAACTATGATGTAACTACTCAATCAGTTCTTTATTACACAAGTAATGCTTCTGCAAACTGGACAGTTAATTTTAGAGGCTCTAGCGGCACATCATTAAATACGCTAATGGCTACTAATGACACGATTGCAGTTACTTTTATGGTTACTCAAGGTTCTACGGCTTATTACAACAATGCTTATACGATTGACGGTACAACAGTAGTTCCTAAATGGGCTGGTGGTACTGCTCCAACAAGCGGAAATGCTAGTGGTATTGATGTTTATAACTATGTTATTACCAAAACTGCCTCTGCTACTTATACTGTTTTAGCTTCACAAACTCAGTTTAAATAATGCCTAGATTATCCAAAATCGGAGCCGCTTCATTAGCCGCCTTTGGTTGGACTACTGGCGTTTCTACCGTTTCTGCTAATTATTTATCTGTTGCTGGCGGCGGTGGAGGAGGCGGCGGTGAATCAACAAACGGTGCTGGTGGCGGCGGTGGTGGTGCTGGCGCAGGAGGATATTTAACTAGTTCATTTAATTTAAGCCTTATAAACACTTACACTATTACAGTAGGTGGTGGTGGTACAGGTGGAGTTAGTAATGGAAGTAATGCTGGAGCTGGTACTCAAGGCTCAAATTCATCTATTTCTGGCACAGGAATTACTACAGTAACCTCTATTGGTGGTGGATATGGTTCTGCTGAAGGACAAGGCGGTGCAGGTGTAGGTGGTTCAGGCGGTGGTGCTGGAGGTGACTTTGGTGGTCAAGCTAATGGAACTACTGGTCAAGGTTTTGGTGGTGGCGGTTCAAACAACAGAAGCGGTGGAGGCGGTGGTGGAGCAGGAGCAATAGGTTCAAATGCTACTACTGGCGGCGGTATTGGCGGCACAGGAACTTCCACTTCAATTTCAGGTAGCTCAGTAACTTATGCTGGTGGTGGTGGTGGTGGTGGTGGTAGCGGTTCACAAGTTTCTGCTTCTGGTGGTACTGGAGGCGGCGGTACAGGTGGCGCTTCTCAAGCTAGTGGCGTTGGTGGTGGTTCTACAGGCGGTGGAAACGGAACAGAAAATCTTGGTGGTGGTGGCGGTGGAACTGGCGCTGGTAATAACCCAAGCGGTGGTTCAGGTGGTGCTGGCATAGTTATTATTTCTTATGTTGCGGCTACTCCAAAATTCACAGGTGGAACTATTACATCTTCTGGTGGAAATACTATTCATACATTTACTAGTAGTGGTAGTTTAACTGGAGGATATTCTGCATATTCAGCCTCTTATTTAATTGTTGCTGGCGGTGGTGGTTCGGTTTCTGGTGATATTTCAGGTGGTGGTGGTGCTGGTGGTTATTTAACAGGCTCAACTACATTAGTTAAAACTGTTGTTTATACAATTACTGTTGGTGCTGGTGGTAGTAGTTCAGGTAGTAATTCTTCAATTACTGGATTAACTGCGGCTATTGGAGGTGGTTTTGGTGGTCGTGGTGGTTCAGGTGGAAATGGTGGTTCTGGTGGTGGATATAGAACGGATGTAGGAGGAGCAACTTATGGAACTGGAACTTCTGGTCAAGGAAATAATGGTGGTAGCGGAACAGTTACGGGTGGTTCAGGCGGTGGTGGAGCTAGTGCCGCAGGAGGTAATACAGTAACAAGTAGCTATGGCGCAAATGGCGGCAATGGTTCTGCTTCTTCAATAACTGGTTCTTCAGTAACTTATGCTGGCGGTGGCGGCGGTGGTGGTAATGGCAATCCTGGCGGTACTGGCGGGTCAGGCGGTTCAGGTGGTGGTGGTAATGGTGCGGCAAATTCTGGCGCAGTTGGAGATAACGGAACAGCTAATACTGGAGGCGGTGGCGGCGGTGGCGGTGTAAGTTCTTCTACTGGTGGTTCTGGTGGTTCTGGTGTAGTTATTTTATCTATTCCAACTGCTAGTTATTCTGGTACAACAACAGGAAGCCCAACAATCACTACCTCTAGCGGGAATACCATATTAAAATACACAGCTAGTGGTACTTATACAGCTTAAAGGAGCATTAAATGACATATTTTGCAAAATGCGAGCCGACATCGGAGGCATCAAAGTTTTTAGTAGACCAAGTTATTTCAGCAGACCAAGAGTTTGTTGATACACAGCCTGGAATGTGGGTTCAAACCTCATATAACACTTATGGAAATGTGCATTACGCACCATCTCCTCCTGCCGAGCCTCATACACCTGACGGTGGAGTTCCTTTGCGTGCTAATTATGCTGGCATTGGATATACCTACGATAATTCAGTAGTTATTGACGGAGTAGTAGGCGTTTTTTATGCTCCACAACCTTATCCTAGCTGGTCTTTAGATACGGCTACTTATTTATGGATTCCTCCAAATCCACCTGGTCCTGCTCCAACTGAAGGCGGCCCTTGGTATTGGGACGAGGCTACATTATCTTGGGTAACAACTCCATAAGGAATAAATTATGTCACAGCTAGTATTTTTATCAGTTTCAGGAGGTTCGACTACTTTAAATGGTACGAATACTGCTGGCACATATAATTTAACGGTTCCTGCCGCTAATGGAACTCTTTTATATCAAGATGCTACAGGATATATTACATTTACCAATGTAACGATAACTGGTCTTTTAAGCCTTACTGGAACTGGCGCTTTTAAATTGCCAGTAGGTAATACTGCACAAAGACCAACTCCCGTAGCTGGTCAAATTCGCTATAACACCGATGGCGGTGGACTTTATGAAGTTTATTTACCAGCCGTATCTGCATGGTACAAAATTGTTACTGCGGCTGAGGGTGCTTATACCGTTACTTATGTTGTTATGGGCGGTGGTGGTGGAGGTCAAGGCGGCGGTGGCGGTGCTGGTCAATATTTAGCAAGCACTTTTTCAGTTATTCCAACCACTTCTTTTACTTTCTATGTGGGTGCTGGTGGTTCTTCAGGTTCAAGTGGAAATGATAGTTATTCTTTAGGCGTATTTGATGCTGTTGGCGGTGGTTCAGGTTTTGCAGGCGCTAGTTCTGGTGGTACTTCAGGCAATAATTATGCTGGCGGTATTAACACAGGTGGCGGTGGCGGAGGTTCAGGCGGTGGTGGTGGAGCAACAACTGGTGGCGGCAATGGTGGAAACGCTGATGGTGGTACTGGTGGTGCAGGCGCTCAAACTTTAATTACTGGTACTTCAATCTATTTAGGCGGTGGTGGTGGTGGTTACGCTGGTAACGGTGGAACGCCTGGCGCTGGCGGTACTGGAGGCGGTGGCGGTGGTGGTAGCTATACTGCGGCAGGACCATCATATAGTTCAGGTTCAAATGGTTCAACCAACACAGGTGGCGGTGGTGGCGGTAGTCCAAGTCCAGCTTCTCCATCTTCAACTAATGGTGGTTCAGGAAAAATTATTATTTCCATGCCAACTGTTAATTACACAGGAACAACTACTGGAAGTCCTACTGTAATTACAAGCGGCTCAAATACTATCTTAGTCTATAACGCTTCGGGAACCTACACAGGATGATTTTTACTTGGAAAATAATTGATGTTTTTGCAGAACAAAGTGCAATAACTCAAGTCAAATATAGCGTTATTGCTACTGATGGTGAAAAATCAGTTTCGACTGAGGGTTATTGGACTTTTTTAGATAAAGAACATCAAATATATGAACAAACTTCCGAAAAAGATTTAATTAGCTGGATTAAAAACGAATCAGTTATTGATGATGTTTGCATTATTGAGGCTAATTTAGAAAAGCAATTAAATGCAACACAAGATATAGTTAAAAAACCTTGGGTAAAACCAACATTTACAGTCAAAATTTAACGGATTACTATGACTACTCCAATTGAAATCATATCTAGAGCATTAAAGGATATTGGCGCATTAGAAGCTGGTGAAATTCCAACACCTGATGCCTCGCAAGATGCCCTAGATATGCTTAATGACCTTATTGACCAATGGTCAAATGAAGGCATGATGGTCTACAATGTGACCGAAATTGTATTTCCTTTAATTGCAGGACAAACTCAATACACTATTGGCCCTGACCCTAGCACAGCTAATTACATTGGCGCTTCAATTACAGGCTCAATTGTAGGCAAAATTTTAACTGTTACAAACGCAACTACTGGTGCTGTGGCATTAGGGCAAACCCTTAAAGGCATTGGAATTAATGGCGTAGCAACTAAGATTGTTGAATTCTTAACAGGCGCTGGCGGTAATGTAAATGAAGCTGGTACTTACAGGCTTAATCTTGATTCTACGACTCCTGCCCCTGTTTTTACTGCTTCGATTTCAGGCACAACTTTAAATGTTACAGCTATTGCAACAGGTTATTTAGGAGTTGGCGCAGTTGTTAGCGGAACTGGAGTAACGGCAGGAACAACTATAACGGCTGTTTTAAGCGCTTCAGGTGGAATTGGTACATACACAGTCAGCGCAAGCCAAACAGTCGGTAGCGGGGCTATGACAGCTACAGTCACGCCTATTCCTATTACTCTTTACTATCAAAAGCCATTGGGTATCGATTCGGCATTTGTGCGGATTAATACGACTAGCAATGGACAGCCTATTTATGGCGGTGGTTTAGATTATCAGGTTAGCATTTTAGCCCTTGAAAACTATAACCAAATTGGCTTAAAGACTTTAAATGGCCCTTGGCCTAAAGCCTTGTATTACAACGCTGGCGCAGAATCAGGCAATTTAACAGTTTGGCCTAATCCATCGCAAGGTGAAATGCACCTGTTTACATCAACTATTTATAGTACCTATGACGACCTTTATGAAAACATAGCTTTTCCTCAAGGTTACGCAATGTGTTTAAGATGGAATTTAGCTGAACGGCTAATGCCTATGTATGGCAAAGTAAATCCAACTCAAATTGAAATGATTAATTCTTATGCCGCACAAGCTAAAGCTACTTTAAAGCGCACCAATATGAAACCAGTTATGACAGCTAGTTACCCTGATTCCATGTTATCTAGCCGAGCTAAAGATGCGGGCTGGATTCTTAACGGTGGGTTCACAGGCTAATGGCTGACTTTGGCTTCGTAGGCGCTTCTTATGTAGCTCCTTCAATTTATCAAGATGACCAAGAGTGTATTAATTGGCGTTGCGAAATTGACCCTACAAAACAACAAGGCGAAAGAGGTATTGTTGCGCTTTATCCAACGCCAGGTCTTACCTTATTAACTACATTTCCAAATCAACAGGCTGTTAGAGGACTTAGAACTATATCTTCAGGCGGCTCTCAGCTTATAGCCGTATGTGGTCAATATGTTTACGCTGTTGCATATAATTTTCAACCTTCTATTATTGGGCAATTAAAATCATCAAGTGGCCCTGTAAGTATTTCAGATAATGGAGTTTATGTTTATATAGTCGATGGCGCTAATCGTTATTCATGGCTTATAGATTTTCCTGATACTGTTTATATTGATGGTTATATTGCAGGAACTACTTTAAATATAAGTTCAATTCAAAATGGCACTATTAGCATAGGTTCTCAAATATTTGGATTAGGAGTTTTGCCTGGAACTATTATTACTTCAGGCTCAGGATTTTTGTGGACTGTAAATCAAACACAAAATACAACACCTCAAAGACTTAATACTGACCCTGCTAGTTGCGTTTTTACAGGTTCTATTTCAACTACAACTTTAACTGTTAGCGCTGTTTCACGAGGTAGCCTTCATGTAGGAACAACAATAATTGGCGCAGGAATACCAACAGGCGTAATTATTACAGCATTAGGAACTGGTACAGGTAGCACAGGAACTTACACATTAAGTAGCTCATTAACAGTTAGTTCTGAAACAATGTATGCCCAACAATTTAGCATTTTACCTAGTTCTGATGGTGCTTTTACTGGTGGCGGCGTGGTTGATGTTAATGACAATTATTTTATTTATTCTAGACCTGGAAGTCAGCAATTTGCTATTTCTGATGTATTAAGTCCAATTACTCAGCCTTTAAGTTTTGCTAGTAAGTTTACAAGTCCTGATAATCTGGTATCGTTAATAGCAGACAATGGACAAGTCTATCTTTTAGGCGAAAAATCGTCTGAAGTTTGGGTAGACCAAGGCACTTTTCCTGTAGCCTATCAACGAGTGCCTGGTAGCTCTAATCAACAAGGCATTATTGCGCCATTTTCAGTAGCTAGGGTTGGCAATTTCTTTTGCTATGTTTCGCAAAATATTCGTGGACAAAATCAAGTCGTTTTAATGAACGGCTATATTCCACAGCGAGTTTCAACCCATGCTGTAGAGCAAAGCCTTTTAGACCAATATACGGCTGATGCCATTGCTTATACCTATCAGCTTGAAGGCCATGAAGTATATGTAGTTACATTCCCTACTATTGATATTACTTGGGCATATGATTTAACTACTAATTTATGGCATAAATGGCTTTGGACAGATGGAAATAATCAATACCATCGGCATCGTAGTAATTGTGCCGCAGTTTTTCAAGATATTGTAGTCGTTGGTGATTGGCAAAATGGCAATCTTTACCAATTAGACCAATCTGCTTATACCGATGCTGGTAGCGAAATTCGTAGATTAAGACGAGCGCCTCATATTCTTTCGGATTTACAAAGACAATATTTTGACGAATTACAGCTTCAATTTCAACCTGGAGTTGGTACAGGCGGTTTTTCTAGGGACAGGAATATCTATTTAGGCTCTTCTTACTATATTCCTGCAACAGGTTCTTTAGTTATAAATTACCAAGATATTGATGTTTTAGGTAATGTAGGGCAAATTACGCCTACTGATGTTCTTTATAACCCAAAAGCTATGCTTCGTTGGTCAAATGATGGTGGTTCTACTTGGAGCAAAGAATACTGGCAAAACATAGGTCAACAAGGCAAATACACCAATAGGGCTATTTGGAGGCGTTTAGGCTGGTCTAGGGACAGAATTTTTGAAGTAGTAGTAACTGACCCTATTAAGGCCGTTATCGTGTCAGCTAACCTTAAAGCAAGCGAAGGAGATAATTAATGGCTAATCAAATTTTTGCTGGCAAAACATTAAATCCTATTCCTCAGACGGATTTTTTAGATGAAACTACTAAAAGACCTACTAGGGCTTGGAGTACCTTTTTTTTAAATCTTTTGAACAATACTTCAGCTACTACAGCTACTGCTGGAAGTGCTTCTTTGCCTGCCGCTCCTGCTGGCTTTATGAATGTTTATGTTGATGGAAAGGCTTATAAAGTGCCTTATTACAATATATGATGGAACTTGATTTTTTAACTAAAATTCCAACCGTTGAAGATATTAATAGACTTCAGCGTGAAATGTCTACTATGAAACAAGCGGAACTTAAAACCGACCATTATTTTTCTGAAGGTATGTATTGCAGAAAAGTTTTTAGGCCTGCTGGAACTTTAATAGTAGGAAAAGTTCATAAAAAAGACCATTTTTTTATGTGTGTAGCTGGTGAAATAATTGCTTGGACTGAAAATGGTATGAAAAACCTATATGCTGGAGATATAATTGAGTCAAAACAAGGCACTAAGCGTGTTACTTATGCCATGACCGATGCTATTGGAATTACTGTTCATAAAACAGATAAAACAGATTTAGATGAAATTGAGCAAGAATTAATTGAGCCTGATGAATTGGCTTTATTTGATTCTAGAAATAAATTAAACAAAATTGAAGTAGGGAGCTTAATATGACATGGGTAGCCGCCGCAGTTGTTGCCGCACCAATAGTTAGCAATATAGCAGGAAGTATTATTGGAGGCCAAGGCTCTAGAGCCAGCGCAGGAATTCAGCAAGAAGGCTATAACAATGCTACTAATGCCATTAATACTAGTTATGGTAATGCTCAAAACCTACTAACCAATCAATATAATACTGCTTCAAACACATTAAATACTGGTTATACCAATGCCGCACCATATATTACTAGTAATTATGGCATGGCAATTAAAGGTTTTGCGCCATATCAAAATGCTGGAGCTTCAGCCGCCAATGAATTAAATAATTTAATTACTAGCGGATATGCTTCTCATCAATTTGATACTCAAGATTTATATAACGGTCTTTCACCTAATTATGATTTTCAATTAAATCAAGGCCAAAAAACAAATGCCGCTTTGTATAATTTAAGCGGTGGAGCAGTTAGTGGCAATACGCTACAAGGAATTCAAAAATATACCCAAGATTATGCTGGCAATGCTTATCAACAAGCATTTAATAATTACAACAACCAAAGAAATAGTATTTTTGGAAATATTCAGCCTGTAGCTAACATGGGTTTAACTGCCACAAACGCTGTAGGTAATTTATATGCTAGACAAGGTGATGCTTTGTCTGGATTGTCTACTGGTCAAGGAATTAATTTAGCTAATTTACAAACTGGGTATGGAAATACTGGTGCAAATCTATTTGCAAATCAAGGTAATGCCCAAGGTCAATTAGCAATAGGTTCTTCTAATGCTAATGCTCAAGGAGTTGCAGGACAATATGACCAATATGGAAATGCAATAGCAAGCATACCTGGAAATGCTATAAATGGACTTGTATTAAGTAAATTAATAAATCCAACAGCTTCTGGTGGAAATCTATTTGCAAATCCAACAGTTTCGCCAAATGGCAGTAATGTAGTTTCACCAGTAGCCGTTGCGTAAGGAATAATTATGGCAGACATCAATCCTCAGGTTCAGCAATTTACACCAACTAATTTTGGTTATTCGCCATTAACTCATAGAGCCCCAATTGGTGGAACTCCATTAAGTGCTTTAGAAGGCGTTAATACGCTTCGTGGCATTATTAATTTAGAAAAAGAACAGGCTTTATTAGAGCCTAGTATTGCGGCTGGAAAAGCAACTTCTGAGCAAGCTATTACAGGTGCAAATACAGCAAAACTTGAAAATATGCGTAAGCAACAAGCTAATTCAACACAAAATTTGCTTAAATTGTTAAATCAAAAAAAAGCTGTAACTGATGATGATATTGAAAACCATGTAAGGGAAACCATTTTAAATGCTGGTGGAACTCCTGAAGTTCTCAAACAAGCATTGCAAAATTTACCTAAAGGTGGAACTGATTTAGAAAATCGTGCTTTTATTGCAAAACACGCTACAAATTCTTTATCTGCTGAAGCGCAAATGTCTAGCTTATTCCCAAATGCAACAATGACAAATGTTGGTGGCGCTATTGTTCCTACTGCTACTGGCAATCCAGTATTGGCAAATCAAGCTCCAGGAACACAAGTAGGAAATGCAATACCTACAACTATTGCCCCAACGGTTGTTACAAACCAAATTACAGGCGCACCTTATGTTATTGGTGGCGGAAGACAGCCTGGCAATCAGCCTCAGGTGGGAAATGTTCCATTAAATCAAGTTCAGCCTCAAGGACAACCTGTGCAACCACAAGCTCCTAGAGTTACTGTTCCTGTTCAAAATACACAACCTCAAAATGCGCCTGTTCAACCACAAACTGTTCAAGCAAGACCACAAGCGCAATTACAGCAATTGCCTAATGAATCTCCAGCAAACTTTAATGCTAGGGTTGCTCAAGTTCAAGGTTCATTAGTTAAGGCTCAAGACCAATTTACTAATCCTAATAGTGAATTAGGTCATATACCAACATTGCAACAAGTTAATAATAATATTATGGGTTTGTTAAAAGACCCATCAGTTAATACTGGCGCAGTTCAAGATTATTTGGCAAAACGAACCAACAAAGGATTATCCAATCCTAAAGAACAAGAGTTAGCTAAATATTTAGAACAAAGAATACAAGCTAGAACTCCAAAATCCGATGCTGATGCTGAAAGCAAAAAAGCCGCTTATGGCAGTTTTAATTTAGATAAATCAGCTTTAATGGATTTAGTTCGTCAAGATAACGCTTGGATTACAACTCAAGATTTAAGAGCTAAAGGCACATTATTTAATGCTGGTTCTGCTACAAGCCCTAATTTTGGTAAAGTTGCAGAATTTAATAATCAATTTGCTCAATTTGCTCGTGACCCAAAACTTATGCTTTATATTTCTTTGGCTGGTGAAAATCCTAATAAAATATCTATGGATAAAAGCGACCATGAAGCGGCAACTAAATATTTTGGAAATATGTCTAATGACCAAAAACAAAAACTTGAGCTTCAAAGACAAACTTTGCTTAAACTTATTGGAGCGCAATAATGGCGCTTACAGAATATTCCCCTGCTGATTTTTTAAGTTCTTTAGGTTCAAAAACCAATGAAATTAAAGAATATGCGCCTAATGATTTTTTAGGTTCATTAACTGCTAATGTTGAGCCTGTTGCAAAAACTCAACCACAAACTTCTAGTTTTTTAAAAGGCGCTGAATTTTTTGCTAGAAATCCTGTATCTCCTAATTTAATACCAGAATCCATTAAAGAGCCTTTAATAGGCGCTGGTGAAGCGGCTACTTCAATGATATCTGGCGCTGTTGCTACTCCTATTGGCGCAATAACAGGCATTTTAACTAATATTTTTAGTGATAAATATGGCACTCAAGAAGGTATCAAACTAGCAGAAAAAACTGCTGGCGACATTATTAAAACCCTTACATATGAGCCTAAATCAGATAAAGGCAAAGAATACACGCAATTATTAAGTGAATTGCCTGCAAAACTTACTGGTTCTACTATGGGCGCTCCCGTTCCTGAAGTTTGGAATTCTGCACCATTAGTTAAACCAGCTATTTCGCAATTAACTTCTGAAAGCAAAGCATTAGCTGGCAAAGTTCTTCCTATTGAAGCCGCTAAAAATACCTATAACAATTATATGGGCGCTTTAGAAAAGCCTACATTACAAGAACAATTTGCAAGCAAACAAGGCATAAATGCTCCTTTGCCACAATCAAGTGTAGAGGTTTCACAACCTACTGCACCTGTTATTGAAAGAACTTTTAATATTCCTCAAGAACAGCCAATTAATCTTGCTGAAACTCAACCTTTTAATCCTGAACAAATAGGACAAAGAGAAGCATTATTAAAGAAAATTGGATTAGAAGATATTAGATTATCAGCTTTAACTGGAAATCCTAAAGAAGCGGCATCACAATTAATTACTTCTCAAGCAGACCAAGGACCATATGGTTCAGGAATGACACATCAAATTAATACTGAAAAAAATGTATTAGATAGTCATTTTCAAAAAATACAAGAACAAACTGGCGGTACTGTTATTCGTCATGGAACTAATTTTCAAGAAGGCGACAAAATTAAAGTAGGAAAAACCATTAAAGATGCTTTACAAGAAGGATATGATGAACACCAAGCTGAAACTAAAACTCTTTATAAAGAAGCGGCTAATGCTCATGGTAATACGCCTGTAAGCGTTAATAAATTTAATGATTTTCTTAATTCTGATGAAAATTTTGCTTATCAAAATGAAAAAGGTTTGCAAACTGGCATAAAACAATTCATGAGTCGTAATAAATTTTTAGACGAAAATGGTCAAGTTAAACCTTTAACTGTTGCACAAGCTGAAGAAATTAGAGTTTATATTAATAGCAAATACCACCATGAAACAAAAAAATTAGGTGGTGAACTTAAAGGTCTTATTGACCAAGATGTTTTTGAACAGGTTGGTGGCGAAACTTATCAAAAAGCTCGTAAAAATTATCAAAAGGGAATCCAAGTTTATGATGACCCTAAAGCATTGGGCGACTTACTTGCTGACCAAGGTGTTAACCAAAAAATACCAGATGAAAAAGTAGCATCAAAAGTAGTTACTTTGCCAAATAGTCAATTTGAGCATTTATACAATACTTTAGAATCTGATGGAAAAACAAAAGCAACCAATCAAATTAAAACTTCATTAGTTGAGCAAATAAGAGAAGCTGGACAATCCGCTAAAGACCAACCATTTAATTCTATTGCCGCTTCTAAAGAAGCCGCCTCTTTAAGCGAAAAACTAAAAATAGCTTTTAAAAATGACCCTGAAGGCTTAAATGCTATATATGATGGCATAGAAGCTGGAAATATATTGCATATTCCTAGCCGTTATCAGGGGGCTGGTGTTCAAACTCAGTTATTAAAAAATAAGTTTAGCGAAATGGCTATACAAAAGGCTGGAACTGCAATTGGTGGAGCTACTGGCGGTATATTTGGTCCTGTAACTGGTGCGGCAGGTGCATTAATTGGTGAAAAAGCTGGTAGTGCAGGAGCAAATAAATTAAAAAGTGGTAGACAACAAAAGCAATTACAAAAAGAAATTAAAAGCACTACTCCCATTAGCGAAATGGGTGACAAATTTCAAATTAAGGATTAATAATGACAGTCTTACTATCGCCTATTGGCAATTCAATGACACCTTTTTTAGGGCTAGATACTTTGCCTTTGGGCGGTGGACTTTTATATACTTATCAAGCTGGTTCATCTAGTGCGTTAGCAACCTATACAGGAGTTGATGGTCTTATACCTTGTGCAAATCCTATTGTTTTAGGCATTAATGGTATTTCACCAACTCCTATCTGGCTATTAAGCACTAATGCTTATAAGTTTGTATTAGCTAATTCGTCTAATGTAACGCTTTATACTTACGATAATATTTCAGGCATACCTAGCGCTGGCTCAGTAGTTAATGTACCTACTGGCGGCATTATTATATGGTCAGGATTAGCTACAGCTATTCCATCAGGCTATGCTTTATGTAATGGAAGTAATGGAACTCCTAATTTACAAGACAGTTTTGTAGTTGGTGCTGGAAACTCTTATTCTGTTAACTCTGGTGGAGGTTTTGTATCTTCAGGAGTTATGACAAGCGTAGGTTCAAATCCTCCTCTTTACTATGCACTAGCTTACATAATGAAAACATGACATCATGGAACAGTCAATTTACAACTGGGCTTTTGGCCTTTTAAATCTTGTGTTTGGATTTGCTTTAAAAGCCATTTGGGACTCTTATAAAGAACTAAAAGCTACAGATATGTCATTGGCTGAAAAGGTCAACAGCATCGAAATATTGGTTGCTGGTAACTATGTAAAAAAAGATGACTTTGATAGATTTACAGATGCTATTTTTACAAAATTAGATAAGATTTCAGATAAGTTAGATAACAAAGCTGACAAATGACTAGAGCTATGAAGGGCGCTATGCACTCTAGAACCATGTGGTTCTCGCTTGCGTTAATGATTGTAGGCGCAGTATATGAGAATTTTTCTTATTTACAAAATGTTATTGACCCTAAATACTATGGAATTATTTTGATGTGTATTGGAGTCACTTGTGCAGTTCTACGGTTTTACACTTCTATGCCATTGGACAAAAAATGAACTATCTTTTATACGCATTAATTTTAGTGCCTGTTAATTTGATTGGAACAATTCTTACATTTCCTTTGGCTTTCATTATTGGCATTATGTATTCAACCCAAATCGGTTGGTGCAACAACGCTACAGTATGGCAATCAGGGCCTAGACTTTGGACTCTTTTACATTGGTTTCAAACTCCTGATAACAGCTTAGATGGCGACCAAACCTTTAGAGCAGAACATAACCCTTGCTGGTGGTCAAAGGTTCAATGGCTGTGGCGCAATCCGTTCTATGGATTTGATGTTAAATTTATAGACGGTTCATCAGGTATGTCCTACGCTGGTGATATTAATTGCAATGAAACTCATCCTGGCACTATTCGTGTTGAAGGTCATAATCTATGGCAATTTAATTCTTATCAACCTTTTCTTGGAAAAATGATTTGTTTTAATTTTGGGCATAACATTCGAGCTTTAGTTGACCCTGCGTTTATTACGCCTGACCAATGGCATGACAATACAGCCTTAATTAAAAACTTTCCTGCTACTTTTGCCTTTACGATTCGGCTGGTCTAAATGTTTCCACTACCTATATCAATCTATATTTATGCGGCTTGTGCTGTGCTTGCTGTAGCAGGCCTTGGTTATGGCAAATATGAATCAGTTAAATATGATGCTTATGTTGCCAAAGTTGAACTAGCCGCTAAAGAACAAGAATTAATTAACAAATCTAAAGCTAAAGAAGCCGCACAAGTTAATGAAAAGGTAAAAAATGACTATGAAAATCGCATTGCTCTTATTAAGCGCACTTATGGTGGGTTGCGCCTCTCCAGTACCAATCAAACAGGCTCAATTTCCGACACCACCAGCGCTACTGATGGAACAGCCGCCGACCCTAAATTTATTGAAAAATGTGCGATAACGACTCAAATGCTGGTTAGCTTACAAGGCTGGCTTAGTGAGCAAATAGGCATATTTAATGCTAAGTAATTTTTTGCGGTCGCTTCATTTTGTATTGCAATCGGAAGGTGGTTTTGTAGATAACCATTTAGATAGTGGCGGGGCTACTATGAAAGGTATTACGCTAAAAGTATTCCAAGAATATAAGCGCAATAACCACCTAAATAGTGAAGATTTAAGGAATATATCCGATGAAGATATTCAAGCTATTTACCGACAAAACTATTGGAATCCTGTGTTTGGCAACTTGCTTAATAGTGGTTGCGACTATCTTATTTTTGACTTTGCAGTTAATGCTGGTGTGGGTAGGTCCATAAAGACTTTACAAAAGGTTGTAGGCACTAATGTTGATGGCGTTATGGGAAACCATACCCTAGATGTTGCAAACGCTTTAGACCCTAGTACCTTGATTATTGACTTTAGTAATGCCAAAATTAAGTTTTATGAAGATATAGTAATGGCTAGACCTAATCAGAATGTATTCTTAAAAGGCTGGTTAAATCGAGTAGCAACTGTTAAATCCAACGCATTTCAAATATTAGGAGCTTAGTATGAAAAAAGAAGTCGAAAGCAATAAAGAACAAAAATCAGAAAATAAACAATTTATTCAATTGCGGCATGGTTTAATTACCGTAAAAAAAGAACTAGCCAAGCATGAAAAAATGCCCATGAACAAAGCTCATCCTAAATAAATTAACGGTCTTTTGGTTTCAGCGTAATCTAATGCCGCTTGCCAGGCTTGAGTCCATAACGTTAAGGAAGTAGAACCTTGATAGAAAAAATCAGGATACAGAGCGAAAAAGGCCTCTTCGCAGTCATCCGATGGAACTTGTAGATTGCCACCAAAAGGCACTTTTTCTTCTGTCATTATTCTACCCTTGTAATTTTATTTTGTTTAAGAACAGCCTCATATTCAACTTTGGCTACATCATCTAAATGCCGCATAGGAAGATTTTGAAAATAACGCCATTTTTCCTTATAGTCCTGCATTTCTGATGGTGGAGTCCAACCTAAATTTCTCCAACGAATTGTAATATCAGTTCCTTTGGCAGTCCATACATAGTTATTGTCTAACATTAGTAATTGCTCCTTCTTCTATCATTAAATCAGCAAGTCGAAAAGCTCTTTCTACGGCTTGAGTGTCCCAATCTTTGTCGGTTATGTCAAACTTCCAATCTTGGGAAATCATCAGTTTTAATAAGTCAAAAGCCATTTTTTCCCTATCCATCATTGATAACCTCTAGGTTGTTGAATTGGATTAATTTGGTTTAATGGTGGGAATGGCGCTTGGTAGTTACCTTTATATTGCCCATTTTCACCATAAAAAACAGTAGAGGTATCAGACTGAACAGCTTTACCTTTGTATTCCCCATTTTGGTTGTAAAAATTTGTTTCATTGCCAGTAGATTGCGTTCTACCAATATATTTACCGTTGGCATCATAAATGGCTTGAGCGCTACAAACTGTTGAAATAAAGCATAAAACTCCGATTAACTTTTTCATCAATTACTCCTTAAAATGGAATGGCATCGTCTTGCACTTGGTTTGAATAATTACCTTGAGGCTTGCCTTCAGGTTTATCGTCAGGAACATTAAGGTAGCACCATAAAGAACCGTCTTTTAATCCTAGCAACGGTATCATTTCTAGCTTCATCATAAGGTCGCCTTTTTTGGTTTCCGTAACAATGCCAATAGTTTGATAGCGTTTTTTAGCTACTCCAGCCTGGTCTTGGTATTCCGAAATTGCCGCTTTTACATAGTATTTAATAGCCATTACTTACCTTTCATCAAATTTACTTCCACTTCTACTTCGCTTAAAAACTGCTTAATTTCTGCTTCCATTTCCGCAACAAACTCAATATTGCGGGGAACTCGAACAATCAATAATTGACTGCGCTCTGGCATCCTAGGGTCAAAACTAACAAAGTCGCACCATTGCCTATCTGTGCAGGCCATTTGAGCTTGCATTTGGATATAGTATTTATTGGGCGGCTCTTTAGCTTTGATATAAGACCAATGTGTAGCGCTGTTAGGGCATTTAATTTCCACGAGGCCACATTCCCCTACCAATCCATCAGGACTAGCCCCAAAGCCCTGTATGGTCGGGTGTAGGACAAAAGCAACTTGGTCTACAAAGTTTTGCGTGGCAATCTCGTATGCAACCCTAGCTTGGGCTTCATTATCAACTCCCCATTGCATTGCATCATTTGTATAGGATTCTTCAATAGCGCCTGTTACTTGTTGAATGGCAAGCTGGACTAGGTAGTTTCCCCTAGATGTTGAAACGCCTGATTTAGTTTTAGCCAAAATGTCAGCAACTCGACTAGCCGTTACTTTGCCTAGCCTAAGTTGATGCCATTCGTCAGTTCCTTGTTCAACTGCTTTTACGCCTGTAATTTGCTCCACAACTTTGTCAGCTAATTTATTCATAATAATTTCCTTATTTTTTAAATAGCAATAAATAGTTGAGGATAATTGTTTAAATATTTTGTATGTAATTCATATCTATTAAATTCCATATCATATGTAAATTGACGGTTTAATATTTCTTGTTCTATTCCATGTTTAGGAATGTTATAACCAAGATAAAAATTAGGATTTTTTAATTTTTCTTTTAAACCATCTAAATAATAATGACTTGGTTTATAAATATCTAAAATCATTCTATAAAGACAATTATTATAAGAATGAACAAGCCATAAATTTCCTTGGTCTTTTATAGAATACCGAACCGTTCCCCAAGGCGAACAATCATCATTTAATTCCATAATTGGCAGTTGACGAAAAACTGCCAAAGTCATTTGTTTGCCAGCTACATGAAGTGCTTTAATGGTTACCGACAAAGTATCTAATGATGCTTGTTTGGTTTCTACTAAGCTCATGATAATTCTGCCTTTTTAGCATCTTTAGCTTTGGCTAATAGCTCAACTGCGGATTTATCTTTACTAAGGGCTTTATAAGCGTTGCCATACGATTCTTTTAGTTCGTCTATGGATTTGCTTTTACCTATCTTAATAACCCACTCAGTCGCATCTAGCACAACTGCTTCTTCCTCGGGAATATCTTCGCCAGCATAGATATATAACCCAAGTCCATGCAAAGCTATGGCTTTAGCCAAGCACCGTTGCATTGCAGTATTTACAGCCATTGAATCAGGGTTTTGAATAGCTTTGTTCATATTATTCATAACAGGCAACTGCGCTGTCATGGTTTTGCCAAAAGCCGTAACTGAGCAAAAGACCATTAAAGTTTCGGCAAAGTAAACAGGGTCTTTGTATTCCCAAGTTGCAGTTGGGTCAAGCTGTAATAGTTGGTCAACTGCCCAAGACCAAGAAAGGTAGGTAAATTTACCTTTGCGTTCTGTGTGTTCGTTGACATTGATAGTGCGTAAATCGTTAAAAGTTTTCATCAATTATTCCTCGTTAATTTCTAGTTCGGCAATTTCTTGGGCAATACTTTCCATATATGCAAAAGATATTGACATGATTTTGCGACCAATTATTTCAAAGTTACCTGTGTCAAGAGCAATCTGTAATGAGTCGGCATCATCAGCGCTCATTTCGGCTAAGGCTTCTTGAATACGACCAGCATCTTTAGGGTCAAACTTTGCGCCTGGTTTCATTAACTGCCAGGTGCGCTCCTCTATTTCATCGGTGCGGTCATCGTAGTCTTGTGGCTCGTAATAGGCATCGGCTCTGTTCATAATTAAACTCCCAAGGCGAACATAGCGCCAAAAAGAATACCCATTGCGATAACTGCTGTCCATTCGATAACTTGATTCATTTTATTTCCCTTCATCACTTGTTGAACTAGACTCCACTATACACGAAAAATACACTTTGCAACAACTTTTATACTAGGACAAACCCTAATACAACAAATATTTCACATTTAGGCTTAATTTATGATATTGTAGCGGAAAAGAAAGGATTTATATGAAGCCTATGGATTTACTCAGAATTGAGTTTAGAACATTAGAAGCCTTGGCTAATAAGCTAGGAATACCAGCCAATACTGTTTATCAATGGAATAAAAGCAATATTCCTACTAAGTGGATTAAAGATATTGAGGAACTTTCAGAATCTAGATTAACTAGAGAAGTTTTGCGGCCTGACCTATTTCAGAAAGGCTGAAATGCACTATTACAAGTTTAATATCTCCGATTGGCACTTGGCAACCAGCCATTTAAGCCTTGAAGAAGAAGCTGTTTATTTCAAACTTATCAATTTTTATTACGATACAGAAAGACAGATTCCATTGGAAACCCAATCGGTTATCAGACGGTTACGACTTGGAAACTATACGGCTATGGTGGAAACAGTTTTGCATGAATTTTTTATAAAACAAGAAAATGGTTGGAGTCATAACAGATGTGATGATGAGATAGAAAAATACCATCATAAAGCCGAAACTAACAAAAAGATTGGGAAACTTGGTGGAAGGCCTAAGAAAATCAACGAGTTACAAAATAACCCACAAATAACCCAATCGGTTTCCAAAGATAACCCACAAAAAACCCTAACCACTAACCATAAACCATTAACCACTAACCATAATATTACGCCTATCGGCTTTGATTTATTTTGGAATTCATATAACAAAAAAGTAGGCAAACCAAATTCTTTAAAAGCGTGGGCAAAAATTAAGCCTGATGAAGAATTGGTAAAACTTATTGTTCAAAAAGCACTTGCAGATTCAAAAGCTAAACCTGACAGTAAATTTAGAAAAGACCCTGAACGCTGGTTAAAAGGTCAGCATTGGCTGGATGAGGTGGTTATTGCCCAAACACCCGAAAACAAAGAATTACCGTTAGGAACCAATGAACAAATAGAAGCGGCTTATAGGGCTGAATGTGGCGACCCTGCCAATTCTAGGTTTCAGTCTTACTTTGAAATGCGGAACTTTATCGTAGCTCAAAGGGAAAAAAGGAAAGCGGCATGATTTATTACATCTATGACGAGCTTGGGTTAATTCGGCAAGTTAAAAGCAAAACCGAAGCTGAATACCTTGTGAAGTTGCGGCCTGATTGGAAGATTGTTGCCAAAAAGGTTAAAAAGCCTGTTTTTAAATTTGAGGAGGCAAGGTTTTGATTCGTTTGGCTACCGTTTTGGATGTTCCTTACATTATTTCTTTGTCTAAAAAAGAAAATTTTTGCCTTGGTTTTATACCAAAAATGGCTTATAAAGCCGCAATTACTGGCATAAAAACAGGCAAACGCTGGAGCAATACTTGTAACGACAGACTTTTTGTGTGCGTGGAAAACAATGATTTGGTTGGGTTTGCTTTATTTTCTTATGGAAATCCAGCCAAATGCAATCAAATTTGCATACAGGAAGATGCCAGGCTAATTGAAAGAGGACAAGCATTGCTTTCATCAGCAATTTCACATGGAAATTTGCGTGGTATTGAGGATTTTGCTTGTGGATGTGCTGATGACCTTCCTAGTAATGTCTTTTGGTCAAGAATGGGTTGGATAAAAGTTGGTGAAAGAATGGGTATAAGCCATAAAAATACTTGGGTTCAAACAAGCAAAAGAGTTGTAAATATTTATAGATTTCAAACAAACAGCCTTTTTACAAATGATTTTGGAATGATTTTGCCAAAAGAAAATGTAACGATTGCTTTATGAATGAAGAAAAGCACAAATACCAATGTTCTGTACGCCAACTCATTTTGTATCGAAAGCAGATGGGTTTAAGGACTTTTAGGGAATATATGCACAAATACAAAGAAAAACTACCTTGGCAGTTAATTCGAGATTTTGAGGACCAATGGATTAAAAATAATCGCGGCGCACCTGGAGAGTGGAAATGAACTTAGAGCAACTTAATGAAAACAGGGTAGAACAAGCCTTAACTAAGCTATCTAATTCTGACGATGACCATGCGGCATGGGCAGGGCAAGTTAAATACCTTGAGGAAGGCTTAAAACAGGCCAAGGCTCATTCTTTTCTGTTGGCTGAGGGGACTGTAGCCGAAAGGGAAGCTAAAGCCGTAGCGAGCCTTAAATACGCTGATGCAGTTTTAGCTTGGACAGAAGCCTTAAAACATTTTAAAAAAATTGACAATGAGCGCAATCACGAGATTAGGATTATTGATATTTGGCGTACTTTATCTTCTAACAGGAGGCAGGGAAATGTTTAATTCTTTAGGTCATTTTGCAATTGGTGTTGTTTTTGGGTTGATATTTGTAAACATTTTTGTATTAAATCAACCAATACCTCAAAAATACGAACAAAATCAAATGGTTAATGGATGTGTTATGCAAAAATTATTTGACCATTGGGTAAGGACTTGCGGGTAATGATTGAAACATTAGTTAAACCACCAGATTCTTTAGACAACGATGTTGCTGTCATAAAGATATTGCAACTTATGGGTCAATTAAGTCCTAATGACATTGCTTATGTTTTAAGGGTGTCTTTGCAAGTTTATAAAACAATTAAAGAAATAGACCCAAAATGAGTGACGAAAAACTAAAGAAGCAATTGGAATGGGCTGAAACCATAGATGCCCTTATTCAAGAATGTGCGGAAATAAAAGCTATACAAATGACCAGGGAGTTAATTGAAGAAAATGACCTTCTTAGACAACTTTATATTGAAATATCTAAAATTAAGGAGAGGTAAATTGAAAGATTATTCGTTGCCGTATTTGGTGTTACAAAGCCTGACCAAGAAATATCATGATTCTATGATTAATCAAAACAATCATCGTGCCTATGAAATTGCTGTTGACATGGTTGAAATGGCTCAAGTTTTACAAGAAATAGCTAATGAAACTAATGCGAAATCAATACGCTAGTCATACTGACTATGCAGATTTTGTAGGAGTTATAGGTGATAACCCTAACTTTGTGCCTAGCAATGTAGATGGCATTTGTGAGCGCAAAGGAAAGTTTTTAGTAATGGAATGGAAGCGACCAGACGAAAAAGTTAGCAAAGGTCAAGAAATTCTATTAAAAGCTATGGCAAAAATGTCTAATTTTATTGTTGTTATCATTTATGGTGATACCGACTTTGATACACAAATAGACAAATTTTATTTAGTCAATCAAAATGGTACTTGTTCCCATATTGGAAATGGGTTTGAATCCTTTAAAGCCTATTATCAGCAATGGTATGAATGGGCAGATAATGACTAAAGATGAACAAAAACGAATCAGAAAGATTGCGGAATTTGGATGTATTCTGTGCCACCATCAGGGAAACACAGGAACACCATGTGAAATACACCACATCCGCAGAGCAGGAAAACGAGCAACTGCGCCAACAATTGGCCTATGCCCAGTTCATCATAGATTCCATGCTGGAATTCATCATCTTGGAAGAAAGGCTTGGGAACTTCACCATAGAACTACAGAAGAAGCACTTCTTGCATTGACCGAACAATGTCTAGCTGGTTAATCGTTTTAACAGGAGTTATTTATGCTTATATTGCAGGAGAACAGTTATTTAAAGGCAATACTGGATTGGCTGTCACATACTTTGGATATGCTCTTGGTAATGTTGGGCTGTATATGATTGCCATTAAATGACCTGGAACTTACGATTAGTCAATATGGGTGGCGATGAACCTTGGGTAGAGCTTAGAGAGGTTTTCTATGACCATGTTGGAAAACCAATGGGGCATACAACAGCCTTAGTAAGTGGTGAAAATGTAGAAGAAATTAAGATTTATTTAACTCGGGCTGTGGAGGCATTGGATAAACCAATATTAACTTTTGGGAAAGAAAATGGAAATATCGGTAAAGATTCTGAAGGAGAATGAAGATGGCTCGGCTGAAGCTAGTGTTAGATTCGACAAAAAAGGACTTGAAACACTTGTCCAATGGGGGCTTGTTGCTATGCTTACCAAAGCAGTTGATGAGTACGCAGTTAGACCCGAAAAAACTTTCCCAGTTGCTATTGGCAGGCCTAAAAAAAGAATAAGAAAATTACTAAAAGACTTCAAAGGTAGCTAAAGGGAACCTTTTGTAAACAATATTGTTTACAGTTCTAAAGGGTCAAACCCAAGCTCTGTAGCTATGAGTTTGCACCTAGTTCTAAACTCTTTGGAATGATGCGCCCACCGAAAGCCTTTACGCCTATAGAACGACATATGACAGCACTCATGTGCGAGGGTACAAAGGGCTGTATACATATGCCCACATCTAGCGGCTGAAATAGTAATGGTATGTTCAAAATCCTCGCCTGTATCGTGGCAATATGTACCCATAGCATCGGTATCTAAAGTAACAATAAATTCTATTTCTTCAGGTAACGGCATAGACCATTTAGTAAACGGATAGCAACAATAAAGCGTTGCATACATATTCCGTAAGATTTCAGGCGTGAGCTTCATACTCGATTAATACAGCCTCGGAACTCAAATTCACCGTTTTCTTCATCAGTAACCATAATAAGTTCTGGCATTAACATTCTGCCTTGGTCAAATGACAGCATTACAAAGCCTGAACGCCAATCTTTAGGGCTATCTTCACAATATTCAAATGTTGAGCTAAGAGGATTGGCTAGACATCCTGTTTGAACTCCCCAGTAAGTTCCTTGATATCCTGTAATGGGACTTGCACATAGCACATGGGTATGTCCAGTAATAATATTCGTAGAACCGCCAGCCCCAGTTAAATTATTATATCCAGCTAATCTTCCACCTTTAAACCGATGCTTAACTACAGTATGTTCACCTATCCAAAATGACCAACAGGTTTTCCATTCGGGAAAATGGTATTTAAGGCTAAAACCGTCAACTCCGCTATATTCAGGAACTTTATTGACAAGCCAGGCCTCATAACGCATATCGTGATTACCCAAGGTATATATGAGTTCACAGCCTGCTGGCTTATGTTTAACTAATTCATCTAAATGATAACGACAATAATTAAGTTCGTCTAATACAGAAGGTTTTTCATCATAGTTAATAGTGGGAAAACGACTAAGAACTTGACCGTCAAAGGCATCTCCATTACATATCAAAACTTGAGGCTTAAACTCTTTAATCATTAAAAGCAACGCTTTAAACGCTGTAGTGGTCGTATCGGTAAAGTGGGCATCACTAAAGACTATGACCCGTTTAACCTTATCTACATCTATGCCCCGTCTTACATTATGGGGAGTTTGTTCTATTTTCTTGAGTTTGACCTTTTTTTCTTCTCGTTGAGAATTAAAGGTAGGCAATTCAATTTTGTAGCGAAGTTCTAAAGATTGCCGCCTAGCAATCATAGACCTAGCGTTCATGCCAAAATGTTTGCCAACTAAGGTAGGACTACCTAACTCTTTCCAAACCTTAATAAATTCTTCATCGGTAACGATTGATTTAAAGGACATAGACACCTTATTGATGTAAAGTTAGCGTATCTTAACCCTAAT